GCATCAAGCAAATACTCGGTAGATGTTTTATGGAATGATTTAGAAGAGTCTCCTTATGGATGGGCTGGTAAAGAAATAGAAGTAGTAGGAAACGGAGTGCATACATTTGCAGGACATAATTTTAGTTAATATGTTACATTTTGATATATCAGAATTTGATTCCCCTGATGAAGCAGGAAGTGGTAAGTATATGCAAGACCCATTTCTACAAATGCTTGACGATGCTCGTGGTATTGCTGGTATTGCTTTTAAAATCAATAGTGGCTTCAGAAGTAAGTCTCATAATGAGTACATTGGAGGAAAAAAATTCAGCTCCCATTTGTACGGATACGCAGCAGATATCCATTGTACAGGTTCAAGAGAAAGATTCATTATTGTTGATGCCCTTGTTAAGGCAGGATTTAGACGGATTGGTATTGCCAAGACGTTTATCCACGTTGACAATGACCCAGATAAAGATGACCGAGTTATTTGGATGTACTAATACTTCAGGAAATACTTTAACCTATGAGTAAAAAGAAATTTAAAGATACTAAGGTAGGTCAGTTCTTACTAGATAAGATACCTAGTGTTGTTGGTTCACTTGCAGGAGATAGTCCTGTAGGAAGTGTTGTAAAGGCTCTTATAGGGGGTTCTGAAATGAGTAGTGCTGACAAAGAAATAGCACTTAAAAAACTAGAACAAGAAATCCACGAATTTGATGGCATAACTAGACGTTGGGTTGCCGATGCTAGAAGTGGTAGTTGGTTAGCTAGTAACGTTAGACCTTTAACGTTGGCATTCCTAACCGTAAGCTTTGTTCTTGGGTGGTACTATCAATTAGAAGGATTAGATACTGTAAAATCTTTATTACAGATTGTCTTTATGGGTTACTTTGGTTCTCGTGGATTTGAGAAAGTTATGGGTAATAATAAGCATAAGTAATGGCAAAAAACACTATATTTGTACGAAAGGAAGTTGCTAAACGAAAAAGACCTAACGTACATTCTAAGTCAAAGTCAAGTTCTCTAAAGTCATCTAAGAACTACAAAAAGAAGTACAAAGGTCAAGGTCGCTAATACAATAACAATTTAATAATTTATGATAGATATGGAACTAGCCAAAAAGATTGCTATGGATTTTAATAAGAGTATAAGAGAAAGAGTGGATATGTTATTAAAAGAGGATTGCAACAACTACACTAATCTTGGTACAGACTCAACTGAACAAGAAAGAAAAGAAGTAAGAAAGGCTAGTAAAGAACTTTACCATATAATTAACGCAATTGACGAAGAAACTGGAGAATTGTTAATAACGTCATTAGATAGTTAATAACTATAGATTTAATACTTCTTACAGCAATAGTTTTATAGGTATATTTGTATCAATATATTCATACCCTTGTTTGTATTAAGCTATCTCTAGCTTTTCATTGTTTGTAAGAAGAGAGTGGTAATTTTATTACTGCTCTTTTTTTTGCTTTGTTTTTGCTAGTGTCATTTTTTTCACTACATTTGTTATATGGAACTACAAGAAAAACTGGTTGACATTCAGGGGAGACTGAAAGCACCAAAGAATCAAAGGAACAATTTCGGAAAGTATAACTATAGAAGTTGTGAGGACATTTTAGAGGCTGTAAAGCCACTATTGGTAGAACACAAAGTATCTCTTACTATAAGTGATACGGTTATGAACGATGGGTTAATGTATGTGGATGCTACTGCTACAATTAGTGATGGCAAAAACTCTCATTCAGTATCTGCTCAAGCAGGTATAGATGCTAATCGTAAAGGAATGGACATTGCTCAGTCATTTGGTAGTAGCTCATCATACGCTCGTAAATACGCTCTAAACGGTTTATTTTTGATTGATGATACCAAAGATGCTGATGCGACTAATACGCACGGAAATGATACTCAAAATGCTTCTACGGAGACGTTGGAGTGGTTGAATGAGACAAATCCAAAGTTTAAGGCAATAAAGCAGGCTCTTTCTTCTGGTAAAGTTGGAATATCTGATGTTAGAAAGAAGTTTAAAGTAAGTAAGAAAGTAGAACAATTATTAATCAAGTAAAATTAGAATTATGAGTAATCAAGACAGAAAGTTTGTCGGAAGTGGTAAAGGAGTAGATGGATACGATTTAGTAAACATCACGCTGAAAAAAGAGGATTTAGAAAATAACTATTTCTCTTACAACGGTAAGGACTATATTAAGCTTACGGTTGGAAAGAAGCGTGAAGTAGACCAATATGGTAAGAGTCATGCTGTATGGGTAAACGACTACAAGAAGGAAGAACAGGCTGCTCCACAGCCAGTTAAAGGTGGAGATGGTTTGCCATTTTAGTGAGGATTGATATAGGGGAGGTTCGCCTCCCTTTTATCTTAAAAACAAGATATGAAGAGATACTTAAAATATAATTTAGATTTGGATAAACAGATAAACAAAGAGCTTACGTTGAAAGAACATTTAGTCCTAAGTCATGTTGCAGGATTATCGATTAAAAAGGGTTACTGTTATGTTAGTAATAATGCGATGGTAAAGGACTTAAAAATATCCTACAGGAGTATCTGTAGAGTATTAGATAACCTAGAACAGATGGGTCTAATTAATAGGCAAACAAAGTCCGTTGGAAGGTACGGAAGAGAGAGAAAGATTTACGTTTCTCCAAGTGTCAAGGTGGCACAACATAATAAATAGTATATATAACTAAATAAAAAAACTATATATAGTACTATAAATTTATAGCAAACAAGATGACAAATTTTAGAGAGATAGGAATTAATTTAAAGGGGAATCAGAAACAACAGAAAGTTGTATGTCCGAATTGCAAGAAATTAGGCAAAGAGAACTACAAGGATTTGTGTTTATCAATTAACACTACAGAAGGCTTATATAATTGCCATAAGTGTGGTTGGTCTGGTAAGGCTGATGGTTCTACTTTAGTAGACGTGAATAAAATGAATAAAGAATATATTGTGCCAAAGAAAACTAATTTAAAGAACATTACGGATGAAGGGATTAAGTTTCTTACTAATCGTGGCATAACTGAAGAGGTTATTAATGCCAATAAGATAGTATCATCTAAAGATAACGGTTCGATAGTTTTTCCTTACCTCAAGAACGGAGAGATGGCTAATTACAAAACTAGAGGAATCAACGGTAAACGATTTACGCAATCTAGTGGAGCTGAGCCAATAATATACAACTACGATAGATGTATTGATAGTGAAACTATTGTTATTTGTGAAGGAGAGATAGATAGTCTTAGTTGGGAAGTGGCAGGAATCACATATCATACTTCTGTTAATATGGGAGCACCTAACGTTGGAGATAAGAATATTGATAAGAAGCTAGAGTGTATTAGTAACTGTTATGAGGTGTTTGATAAGGCTAAACGAGTTTATATAGCAACTGATGAGGATGACAACGGTAGACTACTCCAAAGAGAACTAATTAGAAGGGTTGGTGCTGAGAAAGCATTGTTAGTCGATTTAAGACCGTTTAAGGACGCTAATGAGGTATTACTCCAAGAAGGTATAGAAAGTCTCAAGAACAGGCTTAAAACGGCTCATACGCCTAAAGTAGAAGGTATCTTTCAGGGAAGTGATGTAAGAGATTCTATGTTGGATGGATATTATAATGGGCAAGAAAGAGGTGTAACTACTCATATACCTAGTGTTGATAAGGCTTGGACTTGGAGAAATGGTGAGGTAAATATTTGGACTGGTTATCAGAACGAAGGAAAGTCTTTATTTCTTAATCAATTGGCAACCTTAAAAGCAGCTATTGACAACTGGAAGTTTGCAGTATTTAGTCCAGAGAATTTGCCATTGAATGATTTCTTTAATGACATAATAGAAATGTATATTGGTAAGTCATCTGACCCATTCCATAAAGGTTCTCAGATGAGTATTGACGATTACAAAGAGGGATTAGAATTTGTTAATAAGAATTTCTTTTTGATTTATCCCAAAAAAAACTTTACCTTAGAGTCAATATTTGAACGTGCTAAGTTTTTAGTAAAGACAAAAGGAATTAGAAGTTTAATTATAGACCCATACAATACAGTTCAACATAAGATGCGACATGGAGAGCGAGAGGACTTGTATATATCTAGGTTTATGAGTGAGCTAAAAAGATTTGCACTAGACCAAAACATTTCAATACATCTAGTGGCACATCAAGTAACTCCTATGAAGGATGATTCAGGAAGGTATCAGAAACCCGATATAAATCGTATAAAGGGTGGAGGTACATTTGCCGATAAAGCAGATAATGTAATGATGATATGGAGACCAGAGAGAGCATTAGACTTTTCAGACCGTAATGTAGTTTTCGCATCACAGAAGATAAAAAAGCAAAAGCTTGTAGGGATACCTCAAGATATAACAGGGATTGATTTCGACATAAAACAACAGAGATACTACTTCAATGGAGTAACTCCTTTTACTAAAGTTGATGAAATCCGTAAAGGAAATAAAAATTGATTTACCTCTTTTTGTCTTTGTATCAAAAGTCAGAAAGAAATGGTTAACACTTAATTCATATAGAAATTGGCACTATGCAGTGTCTAATAACTGTAAGAAGACATTCAAGAGTGACATAAGACATTTGTTAGATTTCAAGTTAGATGGCAAGGTAAGAATCGAATACGAGTACTACCCGCCAGACAAACGTAAAAGAGATTTAATGAATGTCATTTCCGTTATAGATAAGTTCTTTCAAGATGCCTTAGTAGAGAGTGGTTGTATAGAAGCAGATGATATGAGTATTGTTGTGGAGGTTAATTCTAAGTTTATAGAAATTGACAGACAGAACCCAAGATTAGAAGTAACCATAATAAAAATATAAATGTACGTACAAATTTTCCCTATTTACGGATTAAACGTTGGAGTCAATTACTGGGACTCTGATATGGATGAGTCAACAGAGCGTGAACAAAAAGAATATTTAATACAGGTAATGTTTGGCATTATCGGAATATCATTCCATTGGTGGAAAGCAGACTAATAGAAAGGTTAGGTGCTAGGCATCAAGACTGGATTCACATGGCACTATCCTTTGGATGTACAAGGGAAGAGGCTAATGAACTTGTACAAGAAATGTACATAAGAGTTACTAAATATGTTGATGACTCTAAGAGAATCATGTACAACGAAAAGGAGTTAAACAATTACTATATATATATAACGTTAAGAAATCTCTATTTATCCAACATACATAAACCAATGAAAAGTAATCATTTTTCTATATATTCTGTTAGACCTTCTGACAGAGTTACAGTGGATATAGATGATGAATGTAACCAGAGATATGAGAGTACTTTTGATAAGCTTATAAGCAAGATAGAATCGTTAGTTGATTCTTGGTATTGGTATGACAAGAAGCTCTGGAATATTCACTTTAAGAATGAGATGAGTATGAGGAGGATTTCTAAAGAAACTAGAATAAGTTTAAGTTCAATATTTAACACATTATCAAATGGCAAAAACAAAGTCAGAGAACAAACCAAAAAAGAATACGAAGAGTATAAAGAAAGTAAAAAAGACATCTAAAGGATTAGGAGACACTGTAGAGAAAGTATTTAAGGCTACTGGCGTAGACAGGGTTGCTAAGTGGGTTCTAGGAGAGGACTGTGGTTGTGAAGAGCGTAAGGAGACTTTAAACAAGCTGTTCCCTTACAGGCAACCTAAGTGTCTATTAGAAGAGGAATATAATTATTTGGATAATTATTTTACTGAAAGAAGAAACCAAGTAAATGCAGAAATTCAAAGGGAGTTAGTCAAGATAAACAATAGAGTATTTAGTGAGAACTTTAGAGCTACTTCATGTAGTAGTTGTTTCCTAAATAGTATCCATAATAAATTAGAGAAAATATACAATAAGTACAAGGATGAAAAATAAGTTTATAGATATGATTGAGAATGGAGGTTGGATAACAGATTCTACAGGACTACATGAAGTCTCATATGATGCAATCGTAGAAGAAGTAAAAGACCTTTATGACTACAGAAGTTCAGTAGGTATAAAGAAATATAATACAACGCTAGAGGAGTCTAAACAAGACTTAGATGAGTTCCTCCTACATCTGCAAGAAGAACTTATGGATGCTACACTTTACATACAAAAACTAAGAAAACTAAACGAAGATGCCAATTAATATGAAACCAAAGAAGTACGAGGAGAAAAAAGAATTTAACAGAAGGTGTATGAACAACGCCAAGATGATTGAAGAGTATGGGGATAGAGACCAGAGATATGCTGTATGTCAGGCTTACTGGTCAAATAACTTCAACCCTAAGAAATAAGTTGAGAAATTTGTTTATAAAATAAATTATACTTAGTTTTGTTTCAAACAATGATATTATGAGAACAACACTAAGAGTTATTTTTAACCTCCCAATAATGACATTACTAACAGTATTGTTAGTTTTGTTTTTTATCTTAGAGGGAATTGTTATGGCTATTTACTTTACAATAGAGACTCCGTTCCACCATATTTTAGCTTGGTTGGAGAAGGTAATAAGAAGACTAATAAAGGAAATATCATAGCTATGGGAAGAATAAAGAGATTGCTAGAGGATGATTGGTATGAGTATAGTCAGTCCATTAGTTTACACTGGATGGAGGAAGAATTTTACTACAGGTATAAACCAAGACGAATTGATTATGATTATAACCTTCGACAACAAGATTTGGAGCAAGAGTGATTTGATTAAAGAGATGGAGGATGATAACTTCTATTACAACTATCTAGGCAAAAACACTTTGTCCAGTTCAATTGTAACTAAGCTGTTGGAGTCTCCTAAAGCATACCAAATGTCGTTGCATCCTAGTTCTAAAAGCACAGCAGCATTAGACTTCGGTTGGTTATTCCATACTGCAATACTAGAGCCAGATGTATATGAAGACCAAGTTTTTGTAGATGTATCTAGTAAGAACACAAAGAAGTTTAAGGATGCTAAAGAAGAGTTCGGAAGAGTATTTACAAAGTCAGACAGATGGAAGGTTGAAAGATTATCAGATGCCTTCTATAGTAATTCTAACGCTGTGAATTTACTATCACATTCTAAGCAAGAAGTTCCTGCTATCGGAGAAATAGAAGGAGTGCCATTTAGAGGTAAGGCAGATATATTAGGAGATGGTTATATTGCTGACATTAAGACAACTACGGGTATCTCTGGTTTTAGGTACTCAGCAAATAAATGGAATTATGATAGTCAATGTTATATATATTGCAATTTGTTTGATATTAAGCCAGAGAACTTTTGGTTTATTGCCATAGATAAAGAGACTTATACGGTGGGAATATATAATTGTAGTGAGGAATTTTATAATAGAGGAGAACAAAAAGTATTGAAAGCTATAGATGTTTACAAGAAGTATTTTGTAGATAAGACTGAGGAGGTTGGGGAATTTTTTATAAGAGAAACATTATAGAGATGTACCACAGTAAAGAGGAATGTTTTTCAGATACATTATTATCTCTTAGGCTTGGCATAATTCAAGAAGAAGAGCTGAAAGACCTTTTAAGTTATTATAGAGATTACGAACATTACGAGTGCTGTGCAGGAGTTGTAGAAGCATACGTTGAATTTAAAGATGAATTAAAAAGAATAAACAAAGATGAGAGAAGAGATATTGAAAGAGATTAGAGAATTAGTTGAACAAGAGTTTGGTTTTAGCATAGTCAATAATTCTAGGAAACAACAATACGTTTTAGCTAGAGCTGTTTTCTTTGCGGTATGTAGAAAATTTACTAAGGCTTCGTTATTTCATATAGCTAGGGCTGTAGGTAAAGACCATGCTACTGCTATTCATGGCATAAAGATATTTGAATCGTTTAACATTCAGCCTAAATTATATAAGACTCAAATAGATACTTATAATGTATTGGCAAAGGAATTAGATGACAATCCTAAAGAAGAGATTACTATTCTTGAGAGGATAAAAGAAGAGAGAAAACAGGTTGAAGATAAGTACAATGAATTATTGAGTAGGCACAAACATATGCTTAGTTACTATTCTAAGTACGACAAGGGAGCTTACAAAAGGAGTTTAGAACTAACAAATGAATAATATGTTTTATTTACTAGGGGGTATGATATTAGTAATGATGCTAATGTTAGAATAATGGAAGAAGAAAAGAAAAAGCCAGATGGCAGAAAAAACAACGGAGCTGTAAAAGGCATCTCTAGGGGTCAAGGTAGACCTCGTAAGATAAACGATAAGGATACTAATAGGCTAACGCTAGCGGCACTAAAGAAGGTGTTTGGTAGTGAAGATAAGATGTGGCAGGAGGTTGCCAAGTTAGCTAAGGGAGGTTCATCTAAACACTGGGATTACCTTATGAACTATAGGTATGGTAAGCCAAAAGAGATGCAACAGATAGACGTCAACACTAAGGTAAATATTCCTGTGATTGATTTTATGCAACCAAAGACAATAGATATAACACCTAAACCAGAAAAGTTAGATGAAGGAGTCAACACTGATAAAAATGAAGAGTGATATACAGAAACTACAGCAAGTAGTTGTAGTGGCTCTCCATAAAATAGAGAAGCTAGAGGCTAAAGATGTAGAGGTAGTAGAACTAGAAAAGGTTGATGGATACCAAGAATAAAATAGAACTCCATCCAAAATACCAATCACTATTTAATTCAGATAGCAGGTACTTTGTTATTACAGGTGGTAGGGGTTCTGGTAAGTCATTTGCAGTTACTATATTTCTGGCACTACTAACCTATGAACAAAACAATAGAATTCTGTTTACTCGTTACACTATGAGTTCAGCAGGTATGTCTATTATCCCTGAGTTCTTAGAGAAGCTAAATTTGATGGGAGTTGTACAGAACTTTAATGTAACTAAGGTTGACATAGAGAACGTAGCTACAAAAAGCTCTATTTACTTCAGTGGTATTAAGACAGCATCTGGAGACCAGACTGCAAAACTAAAGTCTATTAGTGGGGTTAATACATTTGTATTAGATGAAGCAGAAGAATTACTAAGTGAGGAGAACTTTGATAAGATAGACTTCTCTATACGTTCAAAGGATGCCAAGAATAGATGTTTGTTAATTCTAAACCCTACTACAAAAGAACATTGGATATACCAACGGTTCTTCCAGAACAGAGGAATACCTGATGGATTCAATGGTACGGTTGGAGACGTTACCTACATCCACACAACTTACTTAGATAATATTGAGAATCTATCGGACTCCTTTGTGAATCAAATAGAGGATATGAAGATTCGTAGACCAGATAAATACCACCACCAAATATTAGGAGGATGGTTACAACGTGCAGAAGGCGTAGTGTTTACTGATTGGCAGATAGGCAAATTCAATAAAGATATTCCGTTAAGAGTTTTTGGATTAGACGTAGGATTCTCAAGGGACGAGACAGTTCTTACTGAGGTATCTGTAGATAAGGAACGTAAGATAATCTGGATTAAAGAACACTTCTACAAGAAAGGATTAGTTACTTCTAATATATATGATTTATGTTTGAGGTATGCAGGGAAGGAGCTTATAATAATGGATAACTCTGAGCCTCGTTTATTATCCGAACTCAATTCAAGAGGATTGAATGTTGCTCCATGTGTTAAGAAGAAAGGTAGTATCATCGCAGGTATATCTCTCATGCAGGACTATAACATTAACCTAGATGGAGAGAACTTAGTCAAAGAATTTAATAACTATGTGTGGGATTTGAAGGGTGTGAAACCAAGAGACGCCTATAATCATGGTATTGATTCAGCACGTTATGCCGCTGAGTATCTGTTAGTTAGAACAAATCCAAGAGGAATGTATGTTATTAGGTAGATAAATGTTTGGTATATCCAAAAATAGATTTTATATTGCAGTATAACTTTTTTTCATTTTTGTTTAACATCCTTAAAGCCCTCTAGTTGTCTAGGGGGTTTTTTGGTTTTATAAACGGAACAATTGTGACAATAGTGACAGGATTTTTATAGTTTTTTCAAAATTTAATAAAAATGACCTCACTGACCTCACTGACCTCACCTAAAAATAAATTGTTGACAATGTTGTGTATATTGAAAAAGAATTATATATTGCACCTATAAACAATAAAACAATAGAACAATGGAGAACAAACTATTTACAATTATCGACCAGTTAGTATCTAATGGGAAAATCTTCTCAGCTAACTTTACTAAATCAGATGGCTCACAAAGAGTGATGAACTGTAGAGTTGGAGTACAGAAAGACCTCAAGGGTCTAGGGCTTCAATACGACAGACGTAAGGCACGAAATATTATCGTATGGGATATGAATGCCAAAGGGTACAGAACCATCAAGACAGACCGTTTAAACTGGATTAGAATAGGCGGACATAAGTTTAACTTTAATACATAGGAATATGCTTGTTAAGATACCTAAAGTAGATATAAATTTACTTCACTCTGAATATGTTAAAAATACAAAAAGAGGCATGGATATAAACGCTGTTTTTTTGAATAGAATGAGTTTAGGCTTACTTAGCAATAGCTATGTTAGTGTATGTAGTCGTGTTTTAAGGTATTATATGGGTGGTAATTATAGGAAGTATATTTCCTCACTAGAGGCTAATGGAGTTATAGAGGTGGAATCGAATCCTTATTCGTATGTTAATGATATGGGTAAAGAGTTACACTGTAAAGGTACTTTTTCTATAAGAAAGTCATTTGCAAAAAGATATAGGCTAACAGAAAATTATAGGGATTTGATTGATTATAAAATAACAGATGAAATAATTATCAGTAAACTAGATAAAATTATCTAATGAAGAGAAGTAAACTAATTAGACACAAAGAAGGAGATGAGTTCCCAGAACAATTCTGGAACTACTTAATAAATCCAATAACAGGATTCTTTTACTCCATCCGACAAGACCAGCACTTGCTGAATAAAAACAAACACATAAAAAGTTATGGATATAATAGAGAAGATTGAAGAGTTAAGGGAGCTGATATACGATAAGTTTAGTAGACCTACCTCCGAACTAGAAAAGGAATCAGATAAGGATTTCATTTACCAGTGGCACAGACTCACAGTAAACGAAGCTGAGTACATTAGTAAGATGGTTAATGACCGTATCATAGACCTGAAGAGAGACCAAGAAAAGAATATAGATGAGATTTATTTCCTCTATAGAATAGACGAAGCATTTAATAATAAGGAGATATGGAAACATTAAAAGAGTACTATATTAATCGGATAGAAAATAGCGATAATCAATCAATAAGGTTTAATTCAATAATTAATGGGATTAATGATTTTAGAAAATTAGTTGTTATTAAGTTGAATCAACAAATAGATGAAAATAAAATTATAGCTTTTGACTTATTAGATGATTTTCTGAATTTAGAGTTTATTGTTACTAAAGAAGATTTCATTGATATAGCAGAATCTATTTATGATTTTATTGGGGAATGTAACTATTTTGATACTTGTGTAGGCGAAGGAGGTTACAGAGATGTTATACTTGATTTATGGTCTGATTCCGTTGATTTAACCTCTCCTCTGACTATATCAGATATAAAAGAAATATTATCTGAATTTTATATGATAAATGCTAGTAGACTTGATGGTGTTATAGACCTTATTTTGCATGAAGAATTATACTCTTATCTTCCTTCTAAAAAAGAAGTTGATAAATTTGATTCAGTACTATTCAACGAAAAACTAATAGGTAGAGAAGAAATGATAAATATGTTGAACGAGTTAAATTAAACAAATGAGTTTAATACGAAATAGTAATTTAGTAAATCAGGGAATAGATTTCACAGGAGTTAAGAATGGTAAAATCCATCCATCTGATGTAGACTTTGTTTTTGAATTTGATAACCAAATCCTAATACTTGGAGAGGTTAAACGCAGGTACAATAAGATACCTATAGGACAACAGTTACTACTTACTAGAATAGTTGACAGATGGGGAGATGGAGGTATTGTGCTAAAGGTAGAACATGAATATAAAGACCAGAATACTAATATACCACTAAAGGAATGTTTCATCACTAGAAGGTATTTAAATGGAGAATGGAAGACCTTTGAGTATGGAACTGAACCGATACTACCTTACCTAAAT